AGACGGGCTATCCCCGTAATGAAGGGGGTTGGCCACCATGAACCCTTTGAGGGCATCAAAGTCCATCGGCAAGGAATACCAGCCTAGCCCGGACATGCCAGGAACCTGAGTCCCATCAAAAGAGGTTTTTACGTCCGAACCGTCTCCGACGTACATCACCTTGTCAGTAACGTTGAAGCAGATTTGACCTGGCAGAAGAGAAGGGGGCTCTACGCCACTGCCAATAGCACGAAGATTTTGAAGAGAAGCTGCCATGGTGTTAAATAATAATGCCGGAGTCGATAGAAACTATTTCACCAGTGGGGCTAATGGTAACCCCATCTCCCCCCCGCATATATCCACCAGCCGTTAAATAGGCGGTTAGTGTACCGTTGACCCAACCCACGGTTGCAAAGGCAGCACTGTTATTTGGAATCTCGTACTGGGCGTAAACCGGTCCCTCAAAGACACCTCCGTTTTGTGTGATGGTGTCCTGGGGGTAAGGAACCACGCTCACCCACTGCCCACCACTCAAGTCGGTGTAATAAATGTTTAAGGCAGCATTGATACTGTCATACCAGAGTGAACCCTGAACAGGGTTAGGAGGGGGAGAAACACTAACCGTTACTGGGGCGGAAGTAGAGGTCGGAACAACCGTGGCAGTCCACTGAACGCCTGACCACCGCCAAGTTTTACCGTTCGAGGTGTAAATCTGCCCAACATTTGGATTCGGAGGGAACGAGAACGCCATTACCCGGACACTTACTATAACTGGTTTTACCCTCAGGGTCCCCAGGTTTGGCTTCCGTCAACAGACCAACCGCCGGAGTCTGTAGGTTCCCAGATCTGAGGGGTTCCACCGGTCAGTTCATCCAGATTTGCTGCGGTAATCCAATTATTTTCGTTATTGTTCTGACCGATGGATCCCCAACCTACTCTAAAATCAACACCCTGGTCTCCGGCGTAGTCTGTGGTGAAACCCGACAAACCTTTCCCGCTTACGGCGTTGTACCGTTGTGGTGTTCTCCACGACCGCATGATTCCGGCAGGTGTGTCAATCGCAGAGTCCCCGTTACCTGCACGAATGGCAGTCATTTGCATTTCTGCCTGAATTTGCTTCAGTGCGGTTTCGTAGTCGGATTTTACATCTTCACGACGACGAACCGAGTCAAGGTAGTATCGGGCAATAATCAGAGCAGTGCGACGACGGTTGCTCGTAATGAGAACCATTCCCGCTTTGCCAGATTGCTCGATGTATGAGTCAATCAGAGAGTTGGCGTCCTCGATAGCCATCCGCAGCTTGGCCACATTTACTGTGGTGGCCGAAGCATCTTCAATGTTTGTGAGTTGAATCGCTTCCTTCAAACCGTAAGCAACGATGAAATCGTCCGGACTGGCTGACTTGGGATCCGAGTTTCGATTTTGGTAGGGAAACCCGTATCCACCGATAGTTGATCCCAGGTTGGACTTTGCCTGCGATCCGTCCGTGCCTTCGTCTGGAGTGAGTTGATTCCTTGCGGGAACACGGTAGAAAGCACGCACCGCATTGCGCTTTACAACAACGTCGTTTGCGGTGGGAGGAACAGGTCCCCGTAGGCACTGCTTCAGGTCTAAAGGTGGCTCATAGGAAACGAAAACCTCGTCCCAAGGTGTCAGCCCCGAGTCCAGGGCCAAAGTAACCATCGTGTCGGAGGAATAGGTTACACTATAAACCCCGTAATTGCCGTAGTTTACCGTGAAACTTTCCACGGGAACCGGCACCCTTGGGTCAAGAGGCCCATCAAACCACAGAACGACCGATGTACTTGTAGGGACGGTAACTTCTTTGATGCGGGGTAACGACACTTTTCACAGACCCTGACTTTACTCGGTTTTACCCGGTTTGCCTTGTTGCCCCTACGGGGCATTTTATTCTGGTGCCAAAGGCACCCCCGGCAATTTACTTTTTTTGCAAAGTGCTAGAATAAATTCTAGGGTTATAATTTTATGGCAGATAACAACATTTTTTACACCTATGCCTACCTTCGGGAAGACAAAACCCCTTACTACATCGGCAAGGGTTGTGGAAAACGGGCATATAAAAAGCACGGAAAGTTGCCGGTGCCTCCCCGAGACCGAATACTCATACTGAAAAAAGACCTGACGGAGGCAGAGGCACTGAAACACGAAATATACATGATAGGTATTTTTGGCAGGAAGGACCTCGGCACAGGTTGTTTACGGAATATGACTGACGGGGGTGACGGGTTAAGTGGAAGGGTCTGGACCCCTGAGCAACGGGAAACACTGTCCGAAAAACACAAGGGCAAGAAAATGAGTGCCACGGCCCGTCTTAAAATGAGCAAGGCAAAAACTGGAAGAAAATTATCGGAGGAAACTCGGAGAAAAATGAGTGTAAAGAAAAAAGGGAAGAAACTTGACCCAGGACACTTTGAAAAACTCCGGCAAAAGTGCCTTAAACACAACGAAAGTTGCCGAGGGACAACCTGGTGGGTGAATGAAGACGGAAAAACAACGATGGCACACGACTGCCCCGGAGAAGGTTGGAAACGGGGCAGGATTTGGAAATGAGTTCAAAAAGTTTTCAAAACTTTTTGCGAAAGTTGCGGGGAGTGCCCGAAGGGCACGACAAAAAAATGCCCCGAAAAGGGCAACCCGGTCACCGCCAAAGTGGAGTATCGGGGGAGTTGCTCAGAGGTCCGAACCTTTCTGAGACCCAGAATGCGATGGGTTCTTTGTTGAGTACTTGGATCGTCTCTCCTGCTTGGTTATAGACTTCGTCTTGGGCAACACGAATCGAGTATCGTGTTTGAGGGTAGAGGCAATTTGCCAGGTGAATGATTCCAAATCGTAGGGGAAGGTCATCCCTCCAGTTGAGGTACCAGTCCGTGACCGTAACCATTCCTGCAGACAGGGTGTAGTCAATTTGAGCAACAATGTGACCACCTCGCTGCTGGTCGCCAGTATACGGGGGGTCGCTATAGTCAAAACTTTGAGAGGTGCGGGAGTACACTTCGCCGTCCCACTTGACTTGGAGGTTTCGGTACTGAACTTCTCCCTCCTTCAGGAAGAGGAAGTCCTGGTACAACCAGTTTTCAGAGGACAGAGAGGGACGACGAATGGCCATTTACGTGATAGGGATCGGAGGTGGAACGAAGTCTATGGGAAGTTGATTGGCTAGTACGTAATAGTATCTCCCGTCGTAGGAGTTTAGAAACAGGGTTTTTTGGTACTGAGTGCCACCCACTGTTACAAAATCCGCTCCGACTGACAATAACGAGGTGGTCAAGGAACGACCAATCGTTACGTCTTCACAAAAGTATCCACCCTTCCAGAACCAGGCGGGTTTGGGATTCTCGCAGCTCTCCCCCACGCTGGAGGGATAAGTCTCAGGGGGAGCATAGTCAGGGTCAGGGTATCCACTCATGTTGCAGGTCCAATCCAGTTTGCTTCACCACCAAACGGGTTTCCACGGGGGGATGTTCCGTAGGAGGTTTGTTTATTCATTTCTCCCGCCGTGGTCGGGAAAGTGTAGTCCCAAATCGTTTGGTTGTTAATGGGTGCCATCGAGTCACCGTCAGAGTCGGGTCTCTCAGTACTGTCATTTTGTCCAGCATGGCCGTGCGAGGCGTCAATGTGCCGGACCCAGTAGTATTCACCGTTGCGTTGAAGGCAAACACACAGCCAGTCCGACTGAAGGGGTCCCCCGCACTCGACCACCGTGCATCCGACATTTTCTTTCGAGGCTGGAGGCAGGCTCCCACTCTCGTAACAAGGCAGTCTCGTCATCGACGAGTTGTCGGGCATCTCGAGTTCTTTCTTCTTGCCTTCGGCCAACATGTACCGGTCGAAAACTTGGTCTTGACCCACGGCATATTGATACTGTCCGTTGGATGCGGAGATGTTGATTCGTTTACCAATCATTCCCTTTGGTTGTTTCCCCTTGAACGCAGGGGACATATCAATCCAGTGGGACTTGTCAGGTTTCCCTCCAACACGTTCTTTCGACCAATCACCCGCCCCAGAAACCTGGGGAATGTCGGGGTTCATGTCATCGAAAATAACTCGAACACGACCACGGTTCTTGGGATCGTCAACATCAACGATGGTTCCCCGCAAAGTCCCACGAGGGAGACCAGCATACTTCATGTTGGCTTCTGTTGAAGCCTGCATCGCCGCTAGGTTTTGAATGAAGGGGTTATAACGAAGAGAGTTCGACATTTTTACTTATGACGAGAAAACTTCGGAATATTGCGAGGATGCCTTTTCGGGGGAGGACTTAACTGTTGCCCGGGTTTTTTCGCCTCGGCCACCGATTGAGAACTCGTCTTTACAGTAGGCTCCGTTTCTTTTGCCGGTTGAACTTCCGGAAGGGCGGTCGGAATGATAGACTCTTCCACAAGGGGGGAGGGTTCGGATTCTTTCTCCACCTCCACCACCGACTCGATAGTAGTTTCTACAATTTCTTCTTCAGCCGGTTTTTCAGTAAAACCGGAGGAACGTCTGCGTGAGGATGCCATAGGTTGTGTCCGTTTAAGTGGTTTTACCCGCCCCGATTGGTTAGGTACAGAGTTCGATCTTGTGTTTTCGGGTTTCTCCAGGCAGCTTCCTGAGCAATGTCGAAGAACGGGTCTTCAGCTGCGGAGGCATCGGCAACAAAATAACTGTAGCAGACTTTGTAGTGGTTTGTATCCACGTTGAAGGACTCGGGTTCAAACTCGCAAGTGGGGGCAAACTTATAGATCGAAGCATCCCAAACAGGTGCCTCGGTCGGTGAAACGGCCCCACTCAGAAGGTCCGTCTCAAGGAACCCGGTCAAGGGTAGGCAAGGGTTGAGGTCAACGTACTGACCAATCCAATTTCCGTACCCCCCATTTATTGGTGATGTCACATCTGCCTGACGGTCGTGTAATGGGTCATACTCCGAGAACAGAGCCTCGTCAAAATCATCAAACTCCACATCGTTTGCGGGGAACACACCCGAGTTCAGGAATTGACCAACCTCTGTCAAATCAAAGTAAGCCACGTTGGAGTACAGGTATGGCTCCGTATATACGTAACTGAAGTCTTCAATTGGCTTCTCATAGAGGAAAAGTTCTTCGTAGATTTGTGGGGAGCTTTGAGAAGCAGGGCAGTCCATCTTTTCTGGTTCAACTCCCGACCCCCAATATGCGAAGTTTTTGCAAACCTGCGTAGTCTTTCTCCAGGCTTGCCCGTCTCTTCCATACTCCAGGGGCATCCGAACAAAGAATTTCTCCCAGTTTTCTGGTCCGGGTCCGTTGTTCAAGTCGGCACGAAGAATGTTTATAAAGTTTTCACGAGATAGATCGGAGACATCGTCGGTGACCTGAAGATCTTGCCCTTTCCAGAGACGGAGGGGGGTCTGGGAGTTATAGATGTTCGGGAGCATCCGATACGTGATTCCGCTAAAAACCAGGTCGGTAACATCGGCTCGGAAAGTGGTGGTTAAGTTGTCAGAGATTGTGATTGTCGGTAACTGGACGCTGCCTTTGAACGTTTTCGGAGTGTAGGTGATTTTGTATTTACCTGTGGCAGGGTCCGATGAGTAGGTCACGATGCGGTCATCGTCCGCATACGCTAAACCATCTTGCATCAAGGTTCCGTTGCAGTAAAAAAGCACAACCCCCAAGTCTAGGGTGGGAGCTGGTGGCCCACTCTGCGCATGACTATTGACCCCGACCCAGGCGGTCTCGTAGTAGATTGCAGCAGCCCGAGTGTTGGGGTCTGCGTTAGCATAGTCCCACCACATCTGACCCTGTTGAGTTCCACCAAACAGAGAGGTGTAGGCAATATTTTTTATTATCGAATCCGGCACAATTTCCCAGTTGTCGTTTTCATACACCTTGAGGAGGAGGACCTCATAGTCTCCGGGCACAGTTACCCCTAGATTGCTCACTTTGTAGTTCTGGCCAGAAGGACTCAGTCCAGTTGCATTGTAAATGCTGACAGGGGTTTTAAAGGGCAGAAGAGCAGAGTCAGCAGCGAAGTCTGTAACATTAACAAAATTGAACTCGTCAGGAGTCCAATAGTTTGACCCCGTGTCCTTGTGAAGGATCAACCATCCTGGAGAAGTTAGTGTACCTTGAACCCCAATTACGTTGTCGGAGATGTTCAGCCCCGTGACATCGTCGATTCTCATCGGCGTGCCTTCGGGGTAATTTCCGGCATCGGCACGAAAGTCCGCCATGTCAGTGAATACCACCTGAGGGACTGGGAATTGGCGAGGTTGCTGAAAGTAGTCGATCTCTAGCCAGAATCCGCACTCCCCCTCAGCAAGCCAAACGGCCAGCACACCTGTGGTATCATTCCACCACAGGTCCCCTGGATTTGGATCAGAGGGAGCAGAGGAGTCTACGACCGTTTTAGAGTAATAAATGAATGCTAATATTTGGTTAAAGTCCAATTCCGCTATGACCGGGTCAAGCGTAACTGACTGTTCTTCATTGAAACCATGAATCGACAAGGCATCGAAAGCATGGTGAAAAGGCAACGCACCACCTTTGTTGCCCCAGGTTCCGGTAAAGCCGTTCAAGACGGAGGGGGAATTCCAGTCGCTGGGATCTTCCCAGCCAACAATTAGGATGCTCCTTTTTGCGTTAGCTGCCTGGGTTGCTCCGGAGTTGGCCAGAACCAGAGTGGCCGTAATACTAGAGAATGCAGACTCATTGTCCGGGATTTGAAAGTACCAGAGTTCTTTGTCTGGGTCATACTCAGGTATGACGTCGGGGTCGAGGGTCGTCTCGTTGGTACTCAAGTAGACAGGTTTGTCAAAATAGTATGCTGAACCAGCAAACAAGACGGGGTTACGGAACGGGAACTTGCCCAAAGAGTCATATGTGGGGAACAAATTCAAGGTGGAACCGTCACCGGCACACCGGAAAGAATAGTCCCCAGCCACTCCTACCGTGGGTCGATAGAAAGGTGCAGGACGGGCCGACGGAAGATCAAGTTTTAGGGGGACGTTTGACTCGACCTTGCTAAAAAATTCCTGGTCAAGTTCTCCGATCGAGATAACGGTTTTGTCACCTTCTTTGGATGCTGAAAGAATGGGGTATGAGACGTCGTCGAGAACAACTTTGCCAGAAAGTAATCCTCTCTCATCCAGGGGTGCCTTGAGGGAATCGATTACGATTGTATTATTCCAGTTGCGAATCTCGAAAATCTCAGGGACAACATAGCTGTTGTACACCCCGAAGCTTCCCGACATTAGTTGTCGTTTCTGGTCCGGAGTGGAAACCAGTTGGTCCCAGTAGTTCGGACCGTTCCACCCGAGCATCTGGGCCAGAAAATCGAGTTGACTATTGACTCTCTGCTCAGTCTCTGCGACGGCCGTAGACTGGTCGGGGGTCAAGTAAGGGTCGGTAAACCCCCGCAACTCGAACTGATTTACATTGAAAGTGCTTTTAGACTGTACCACTTAGACCTCCACGGTGACTTGTTTCTTTGTTAAGTTCTGGTATTCCTGCTTCATTGCCACTTGAGGGTCCATCCACACCGAGGAGTACTCAGAGACCTGATCATACAGGTCGATCAAGTCTTCATCAAAAGGTGTTGTCAACCACTCCGCAACCGGGGTGTAATCACTGTTAATGATGCTCCGTTTATCCTCCAGGCCGGTGACCGTTGACGTATCGTCAGTGTCAACCCTGGCGATGATGCAGTAAGTTACGGGTACATCTTCGTCCAGAGAATTTTTTACTGTTTTTGGGGCAGTCCCCTCAGGATACATGACCAGCACCGACCTTAATGTCGGGGTGGAAAAAGAAGATAGCAGAGTCAAGATTCCGGAGACCGTGACTGACTGGATAGAGACTTTTGGGTTCGAAAATCTCACGGTCCAGGTAGTGGAGGTCACAGTCCCACTCGGAGAGAACTCAAAGAATTGACCCGTCGAGTCTTTTTGAACGTTTGTGGACTCGACTAGAGTTTCTCCGCCGTTGCTCACAGAGTACAGGGAGGCAGTCCCGGTGTAGGCAGTTCCAGTCGGACACCGTAACACTATTTTACTGTACGTGTGGACATACTCACTCTCCCATCTCAGAAATGCCTCAGAGGGCTGAAGAGAGGAGGGAAAGAATGAGTCCTCGTTGGACCAGGACAAATTGGCGGAGTTTAAAAAGGCATTTACAGCTTTTTTCCTCCACCCGATAACGTTGTCGGTACTGCTAGTGATGGTAAGCGGCTGGCCAGCTAATGAAAAATCAGAAACCTCGTAAGCTAAAGGTGCTGGGGCATCATCGTAGGAAAGCTGATAGGCCAAGTCATATGATCCACTCCTCACCTCTAAGACCGGGAGATTCACGATCGTGGGGAGTAGCTCGGTGCTGCCGTTCTTCCAAATTATTTTTCCAGAGTTAATGAGTAGGTTTTTTCGATTCTCCGAAAGAACAACCTCGAGAGAACCTACCCCGCTGTAACCATTTCCGATGGGGATGTAAACGTACCCTACCTCTTCAATCTCCTCTCCCACGAAAGTGTTTCCGACAACGTTGGAGTTGGCTACAACGTTATAGAAATTTATTTGATATGCTTCGCTGACAGCTGGCAACCGTCGATAAATCGGCTTTCCATTCCCGTTCCACTCAGTTGGGCGACTTTCAAGTTTTTTTGCCTGGATGTACTGAGCGGACAGAACTTTCAACCCTGTCGAGGTGGTGGAGGTTTGGATCTCAGGTATGGTCCCCCCGTTTATCGGTGTAAGAATCTGACTCATAGTTTCAACGTTCCTTCACCGTAGACGGGAGGTGTGTAAGGGAATCCCGTTCCAGAGAACCAGGATAGTTGGGGCACCTCGTTCAGGGTGTCCGTATTTTCCCACACGAACTTGACCTCTTCTCGAGAGTTGGAGAAGCCTCGGCCACCTTTTGGAACCAGCGTGATGCTTGCCACACCTAATTTTACTGCGGAGATGTCTTTACCAAGCTGAGAAAGGATGTCTTGTTCGCAAGAATACTTGTCTACGTACCTGAGAAGGTTCCCCCCGTACTCCTCAATTCTGGCGGTGTTTGTGACAGTTGTGCTCGTCCAGTTCACCACGGTTTCCTGCGGAGTGAATGCCCTCATCACCCGGTACAGATTCCTGCCGTCCTCATCCAGGATTGTGTCCTCGGAGTACTGAATGTACGTGGGATTGAAAAAGGGAATGTAACTCAGTGACTCAAACTGACCTGTCACATATGTCTCTGTCTCAACAAACACCCCGTTTTCCTTGTAAACATAGAATTCGAACAGAGGGTGAACGTTGGTGGTTGCTGTGTAGGAGATGACTTTTGAACCTTGCCGGAAGAAAGTCCGATCTCCCTTAAAGAAACGGAACATCCTTGTGGTGTTTTTGACTGTGCCGGAGGAAAGACCGTTGAGAAACTCAACACTCTGAGTTGGGTTGATGTAAAGTTTATAAATAAGTTTCTGATCAACCATGTCCTGAGCCACTGTGCTCGTAGGTGTGAAATCCTTTGTGGCAATGTAATACTCAGGGTCTCCCATTGCGTCGGAACGATACTCCAAATACGTCAAAACCGGGAAACGGGGTTTGTACCGAGATACTGGCAAACCCTTATCACCATTTTGAGTGATAATCTCCTGAATGGTCCCTTGCTCCACCAAGTCGTCGAAGTATGTGCTGACAGTTTGACCGTCCGGAACATAGACAAAAGAGTTAATTACCTTTGCGTACTTTGTAACCACACCCAGTCGTGTATCAACGTAGTCGTAATACGGATCTACCTTCGGATTTGGTCCGGAACCGATCTGCCGGGTTTGAACCCAGTCACCCGCAGAATAAGACTGACCGGGGACCAAAACTTTCGGTGTTACAGGAGAACCCAGAAGGTTTGCTGCCTGGGCACCGGTGATGTCGTTTGTCGACGGTTGAAGTGTGAAGTTTTGATTTACAATCCAGGCAAAAGCGCCAGGACGCTTGTTCAATGGCACCGTTGAGGAAGGATCAGGGATGAACTGACCGTCTCCGGAAACATAGTCATACTCAACTATTTCCGGGCTGTACAGCGAACCTGTCGTAGCAATGTAGCTGTTTCCAACAATCCAGGGAGAGTACGTCTTTGCCCCTGTAATTTTTCCTTTTGAAATGTCCGTCGAAACGTCATTCTGAGACCCAATTGTGAGATTCTCGAGAACGATGTGGAGCTCCCCATCCCCACCGTCGGCAAGATCCCAATAGCAAACCTGGCCCTTGGAGTAATTGCCCGGGACCAGACGGGTTATCTGCTGAAGCTCCAAGTTTCCATAGACTGTTTGATCTTTCTTGTCTGAGGAATAGGGAGTAAAGTCTGTGAGAACCGGATAGAAAATAGACACCGGCAGGGTTGTCTGAACCAGGTCTCCTGCAGTCAAGAGACTGCCTTTCGACGAAAAGTTTAAAACATTTGTGTATGTTGCTGCGCCAGCCTCGAGGAGCGGAGGTGTGTTGTATGCTGCACTCGCCTCGATGTGCGGATCTACAAAACGTGTGTTTGAGTCAAAGGTTTGATAAAAAGCTGCGTCGACATCACTCACCGTAGGGTTGGTGGTGGCGGGGAAAACATTCCCAGGAAGCAGAATTTGAAATAGCCTGTCTCGAAAGTTGAGAGAAGTGTCCTTCAGGTCGTTCGCAAAAACTCCCCCGGTGTCAACCTCAAGCTTAATGTCGTATTGAACCTGGCTCAACGTGATTGGATACAGGTGGGCTTGGTTCTCGACTGGGACAGAATAATTTATAACTTTTTGTCCACGCAGAAGCTGCTCTTCGTTCAACTCGACCCCGTTGGGTCCGAGAACAAAGAAGGAAACCTGACCGTTCGGCTTCAGGTAGTCGGAAAGATAGTTATAGGTTCCACGGTTTGGGCGATTCGGTTGCACGGAAGTTTGCGTGCCAACTCCGTAAAAGTCCGTAAAAAAGTCCTGCCAATCCTCCGCACTTACAGGATTGCGGCGGCGAATAAGGGTGAAAAAACGTTCCTGAACTTCCTGGTAGGTCTCAACGTCGCTACCGCCAGAGGCGGGTTGAGGGTTTGTAACCGTGATTCCATCAAGGTTGATTGCTGGAATACCTGTAATGGAATTCGAGGGTGCATTATAGATCGCACCGACATACTGAGAGGCGACAGAAATAAACGCACTGGACTCCCCAGCCGGAATGACCGTTTCGGTTGAGGTAACGAACGAAAAAACCTCACCACCCGTTAAATCCGGGTTTGTGGTAAATGCCGTACCTTCAGGGATCGTAAAGATCGTGCTTGAGGACGGAATCGTAACGAGGAGGCGGGCAACAGCGGGGGTCCCCAGCCGTCGCATTGCCCCCAGAAATGGGCCGATCCATTCAAGCAGGATTGATTGAGGAAGCTGGTTTGCCCAGAAGAGAAATTCTCCCTGTGCGAATGCTTGTCCCTCGAGAAGAGCGGCAAGCGGGTTTCCTGCAGAAAAGTCATTAAGCGTTTGGCCGGAGGCCTCATAAACCCTTTGCGAAGCCTGCTGAACGATCTGCGCCTCGTTCCGAGGGTCGATGGAGACTGAGGGCAGAGGGGCGTATCTAGGCACAGTTTACCTCCTCAGGCAGGACAGATTGTGTCGGAGCTGCCGGCCACCCCGTAGTTATCACAAGTAGGGTTGGTGGCGGAGTAGTAAATGCCATTGTCGACGTTTTGGGTATCGAAAAGATATTGAACCCATTGCTCAACAACTTCTTTGGTTACAATGTCTTCAGACGCAAGTGCAGCGAACTTTTGAGACGGAGTTGGGGCCGGAACTCCGTTAGCAAAAGAAAACTTGTCGTTGGTCGTAAAACTCTTCGGGGCGTATTCTCGGACGTTTGCGGGATTTCCAACCTGGAGCGGATCATATCCGAAGTTCCAGACGCCAGTAACAACCTTCGTTCCGCTAATCGGGACGCCGCTAACCAGCTTTCCCGAAGAGTCCAGTTCCGGTTGGTTTGTAGTGAGAGAAACGTAGGCTACGTCTAGGCCGTTTGGGCCAGTGCGCACCAGTGAATTAAGGCCGAGCGGAGGATAGTGATGATCTAGATCCTGCCCGTCAAAATAAATTTGTTGAAAGCCGTTCAGGAACTCAGAGGTAACAATTACTCCTGAACTAAATGTGGTCTTACTCATACCTTGACGGGCGGCCATTTCGTTACTTGGTTTTACCCTCACCTACAAATTTCCGGGGCATCGCTTGCCGTTTCGGTGCTTGCTCATATTTCCGGGTCCAAGCATAAGTCCACAATCGGGGCAAGGAGATTTATTTAGAGATGTTTTTCGCATTGCTTCCCGTTGTGCTTCTTTTTTGTGTGGGGGATTTGCTTCGGGTTTGCGAGCACTTTCACTCATTTTTCTCCGGCACTCCTCACTTCTGGCAGTGGTTTTACGAGATTTATTCGCCAACGAAGCGGTTTCTGATGTGAGGCGATCCTCTTTACGGAGGTTATAACACCACTTATTGCCGACATAGATTGCTAGCAAGGCTGCCTCAAAATCCCTTTCATCACTGTCGTCCTCAGAATATTCCCACTCAAATGCTAGGGGGTCTGTTTGAAGGTCTTTGCGAAAGTCATTATAGGGGTTACCGACGTGATGGTTGCCCCTCCTGTTCATGTAGTTACAGTAATCTTTGGCAGACCCAATGTAAAACTTGCCATTTTTTGTGTTGGTAGCAGTATACGTAATCATAAAAAATGCCCCCTTTCGGAGGCATTATAGTGTCGATAAAAGAAAGTAAACTCTAAATAGTTTACTCAGGTCCTATCGAAATAATTTACCGTAAACTCCACTTCAATCGTCTGAACGTCGCCGCTCTCACGGTCAACGTCAGCAGTCGTGATGCTCACGAACTGACACTCATAGCAAGTGTATTGACCACCGGTAGGAGCAGAACCTTGACCAGTACAATCACGGGGGGTGACTGTAATAGTGATGGGTTCGCAGTTATAGTCGATCCAGAATTGCTCAAGAGCCTTGAAGATCGACGGATCGTATGGAGCGCCGAGAGTAACGTTGTCAGCGGTCCGAGGACCCACAACGTGATACAGACGGTTGCCTGTACCGTTGGCGTAGGTGCTGCTATCAGAGGAATCGTTAATTCCACTAAAAGTGGTAAACAGAGAAGTGAACGTAGGACCGCCAAGAGCGGTGAAACTCACTTCGTATTGAGCCTTTGTGATTGGGCGAAGAATAGCCATGATAACACCTCCTTATTTCCTTTCCTAATCAGGACAGGATGTCGGTGATCATCGCGCCCGAACCAATAAGACCAGAAGCACCCAGGCCAACCAGGTTGACCACACGCTCAACAGTGATTTCAGCACGAACCACGCGACGCTCACGGATGTAGTACTCAGGACGAACGGCAGGAGTGCCGGTCAGCTGGTAGGTGTAAGCGAAAGCGGGGGTAGCGGCATTAGCACCACCGGCAGGCATCACGGAGTCAGAAGCACCGTTGGGGCTGTAGAACAGCAGGATGCCATTCTCAGGGAACACGGGCAGCAGCTGACCGTCGTTGGCCAGATAACGACCCTCAGCCACACGCAGACCACGCTCGAGACCGAAGTAACGGGCCAGCATGTCGGTGTCGATGCTGTCAGCGGTGGTGTACTTGATACGCTCAAGGATCGCGCTGTTGGTCAGCAGTTGGTCGAACACGGCGGTACCGACGACCATGGAGTTGGGACGGATACCGATCTGGTTGGCAACCGAACGCTTCAGGGTCAGGATGTCCTCGATAGGGTTCGAGGTGCTGGAGGACCAAGCAGAAGGGCCAGCAGCAGAGCTGTAAGCGGTGGAGAAAGCACCCCAGGAGGTGAAGCCCAGGCCGTCCTGAGCACCAGCACCGGTGTTAGGCTCGAAAGGGTTGTAGGTAGCGGTGACGGTCACAGCCTGGCTCACGGTATACTCGTAAGCATTCATCAGGCGGGACATGGCGTTGCGAGTTTCGATCGCACGCAGGTCAACCTGAGCAGGACCTTCGCCAGCGTTCTCAATGACTTCTTCCGGCAGTTCCCAAGCCACGACTTCTTGCTCCAGAGCATAAGGCTCGGAGTCGTAACGGCTTTGAACGTAAGGAATGTTGGTGCCATACGCACGACGGAAGTCGTTGATGGCGAATTGCTCTTTGCCGAAGCGCAGGATCCGGCCAGCACGGGTCGGGGTGTCAACAACGGGAGCAATGAAGTTGGCGATGTTGGTCGCCGGCAGCATGAAACCTTGTGCCAGTGTAGTCAGAATAGGATCTACACCCGCATAGGTTGCGGAAAGATTCATCATGGGAGGAAAACTCCGATTTTACGTCTTCAAATGTGTGCACACAGGGCTGGGGCTTACACCGGAGGATGCCCAGCCAAGCGTTAATTATCAGGTGAACGAAACGAGTGCCAGTGTGCGACCGCCGATGGTGATGATCTCACGAACGGTGGGCTCGGTGCCGTCTTTGGTCACAGCGGTGCCACCGGAGGAGGCTTGACCCACGCCATTGACTTTGAGGGCAGTGTTGACAACAGGAGTTGAGCCGGGCTCGGCTTCCATCAGCAGCAGACCAGAGGTAGCCACGGTGATGGCACGGTTGGTCTGGGGGCTAGCGGTTGCGGTAGGCATGTAGGCCTGGTTCACACCCAGAATGGTGGCGGGAGCAACGGTGAAAGCGTCAGCGGGAGCTGCGTAGATGCCGCTGTTGAAGGGAGCCCAGGTTGCGGCGGAAACGGCACGAAACTCGCCGATTTCCACGGTGCCAACACCACCGGACTGGTCGTCGGTGACGGCTTGGAAAGACTCGGCGTAACGGATGTACTGCTTTCCGTAAACGGGACCTGCATTAGTAGCCATGATTTTATCCTAAATGAGTGAAAGGAGTTAAGTGTTTTTACCCTCAACGGTATTCCACGTAACACCGGCAACGGTCGTAACAACGACACCCTTTGCCAGGCATTGGGAGCTCACCGATTGGAGCCCAACCTTGTTCGCCGAAGTTTTTACAGTCTGCGCAAACCTTTTTGTCTTTGGTTGCAACTCTGCGCATTTCCTTGAATCCCATGTCTCGAGATGCCAGGTATTCGCCAAGGGCAAAAAAGGTGAAGGTGGGAGTTGCCAGATATCGGGAAACTCTCTCCGAGAGGGAAGGCCAAGTTCGGCCTTGGGCTCGTTGCTGCTTTGCTTCTTGGGTTCCTTCCTCTTCGGGACTTTCCCCCTCAAGCTCGTCGGCTTCGAGATCGACTGCTCCAGGAATCACACCCAGAAGACCGTTGTCCGCAAATTCTACGGTTTGATCCCCCAGGCGCAAAACACCGGATTCGATATATTCTTTAGTCTCTGCTAAAAATTTGGTAAGAGGTGGAAGCATGTCGCCTACAATTACGGGCCATGCTCTCTCCATCCTCTCGTTGGATTTATTCGATTTCGCCCCAAGAATTACAGAGGCTAGTGCCGAAGTGAGAGTTTTGTCAAGCATTGTTCGCTCGTACTCCTCCCACTTCATTAGCTTGTCTCGGAGTCCTTTTACCAGGCCAAGTGACTCTACCTTCATCCGCTCTTCCAGACGGGGTTGCTCTTTGTATTTTCGTGCTAGAGTTTTGGCTTGAGAGAAGTAGTCGGATCTCCTCTTTGTCGCCATTGAAACGAAGTTAAGAAGATCCATATCTACCTCAGGAGAACATTGTTTTCTTCAATGCTTCCACATAGTCCAGTTTGCCCTCGGACTGCTCAACCAGTTGGAGAGCACGGGCGTGAGGGTCAAGATCGGCTTCCTGGTACTGGAAGGTGCCACCGGCAACTTCACCGAAAGAAACCATCGGGGGCAGCTTGGCCAGCAGGCCGAGCAGTTTGGTGGCTGCAGTTTCACCCTCGGAGAATTCCAGAGTGCCAAACTCGAGACCTTCACAGTAGGACAGGAGCTCTTCTTGAGGCATGACACCGTCAGTCAGACGGCCTTCCTCATAGAGACCTTCCACGAAACTGTGGATCTTGCTCTTACGGTTGGCAATCTCCTTCTCCATGTACATGCGCTGAAGCTCAGCATGCTCGGCCTTGAGCTTGTCCAGCTCGGCCTTCATTTGCTCAGCCATGCCCATGCTCAGGCCCATTGGGCGGGCAACATTGGAACCCATGCCGTAGTCCATGCCACAGCTGTGATCCACGGTGTCCTCTTCGGCATGGTCAGCGATGCCCTTGGACACCTTGACCTTGCCACCTTCCTCATCTTCCATTTCACCGTAGGTCGAACCCTTACCGGTCGGAGTCATCGGATCTTCTTCGTCTTCGCTGTGCTCCTCGGCGTAGGCACCGCCAGGTCCAACTGTCTCGTCGGCCTCGTCGGCTTTATCCATTCCACCGGGGGTCAGTTGCTTCTCCTTGGACTTCTTCTCACCACGGGACTCAGCAAAGGCTCCACCAGGACCCACAGTGATTGCGGCCTCGTCGGCCTCATCCATGCCGCCGGGGACGAGTTGCTTCTCCTTGGAAGGATGACCTGCACCCTCACCAAACTCGGCATCCTCTTCCTCAGCAAAAGAAGCGATGGGGCCACCTTTTGTGGCTTGACGTCCTTGGCTGGAGGTTTGACGCAAAACACGCATGCTCTTGTCGCTCATCACATTTGTGGTGTCAACAGCGAACTTGGTGTCGTCGGGAGTTTCCTCGGTGTCAGAGGGCATCGACTCGTTCTTAGGGCGGTTGGGCTCAGGGTAGTCGCCCACGCCAGCGTCATACTGGTCGTCATTCATGGTTTGATCGTGACCTTCAGGTTGACCGGCAAAACGGTCGGCGCCAACACCGGCAGCACCTTCCTTGGCGGTTTTCTTACGATCTTCATCCTGCTCGCCGCTTTCGGCAGTGTTCTCACGGTCGCGATCTTGCTCGCCACTCTTGGCGGTCTTGAATCGACCAGTGTCAGAACCGGCACCGGCTTTTCCGGTCTTCATGCGATTGCCGTAGCTGTCTTTGTCGTTACGAGCGGTCTCGTACCGACCTTCCTCTTCGGCATGGTCAGAGGTATCGGGGCCACCGTCTCCACCGTGACGCTTCATGACGCCGGTATCGGTCATGTCGTCTTCGGAGTGCTTGGCATCCATCTCCTCTTTTTTCTTCATGTTTTTCTTGAAGGCTTCCGGCATTTCGCCGTGCTCTTCAGCAAGTTTCTTTTCGTCAGCTTCCTCGTAGACGTTTTCTACGACTTGCATGACTTGGCCGTGGGCACCCTTGGCGTGCTTCCGGCTGATTTTTCCTTTTTCCATAAATTCCTCTTCCGGAAATTGAGTTTCGAGGTCAGCCGTTTGCTGAGCAATTTCAGTACTTCTGCGACCCACGTTAGTTAGAGTTTCTTTGAATTGTGGAGCATCTGGGTTAGCCATCTGAGTGGCCTCAGGTTGCTCAGTCACAGAGGACTCAGCAGCATCACCCAGGTTTTGTGCGGTTTGGTCTTCTTGGCTGGTTTGAAGGTCTTTTACCGCACCCGAAACATCCTGACGGACTTCTTCGAGTTTCTCCCGGAGCATTTCAAGAGGGCTCTTCTCCACAATAAGCGTGGGTCCGAGTTCCTCATCAAAAATGTCCGAGGGGGAGAGGGCCACGGCAAAGTCAAAAACTCCCTCACCCTCAACAAACGAGAAAGGCTCCAAACCTTTCACTGCCGGGGGTGAAGCCCCCAGCAAAGCAAGGTGTCGAGCCGTCCATTTACCTTTATGGGGGTTAATGGCGCTGTCGGGGGAGTAGAAAGAGATCGAAACCTTGCGGTAGTGACCGTCTTTCACCAGGTCGCGGGCTGTGTCCGTAAAGGCAACATCCGCATAAAGGTTACCCCCCTGTTTGGTGAAGCCTTTAATCCACCCATAGGCCGGGACACTGTCATTGTCACCTGCGTGACCTATGACAAGTGGGGCCTCGTGGATGGAGGGATCATAGGTATCAACAACCTGCTGAAGGTCCTTTTCAGAGAAGTTTCTCTGAACACCTTGAGCGGAAGTTTGATCGCCCGATTTGAAGACGTGAATGCGTTTCTGAAACACCGTGTTTATTGATGACCCATTGTTCTGTTTTTACCCTTCTTTCCGTGACAAGTCTACTGCTTCGTCCTCAGTGATTTTTTCGTCACCGAATGGGCTCTCCTCCGGCTCATCGCCCCACAGAAAATCCAACTCGTCGTCTATGGACCCTCCCTCTTCCTCGAGTCCGGCAAGTTGGTCTTCCGCACTTGGTTCCCCAATGGCACCAGCTTGAGACTCCTCAGGTGCTGCCCCAGCCGGCTCCTCCATGACGTCTGCCGCTGCTTCCATCTCTTGCCCGGCAGCTTGCTCTCCGCCTGAGGCTTGTGCTCCGGACTGATCTCCAAAGATGGAACCGAACAGATCCTGATCCTTTTGCGGGTCAAACTGAGTTGCTTCGGCTTCTTCTTCACCGGCTTTTTTCTCTTCCAACTCAACCCGGAAGTGACGCTCGATCCACTCTTTCCGGGGGGTGAATCCAGACTGAATGAGGAGGGAAAGGTCTGGCACCGTGATTGCGGACTCTTCGATCCTGAACTCCCTAGTCAACGTGGGAGCGGCAACGTCAGTACCGAAGTTTAAGTCAACAATCCACCGGACCAAAGTCTGGCTCAAGGTGTGAGAGAGCATCTCAGAGATCTCACTTGCCCGTACGACTCGAATCGTGTTGGCAACTTGCGAAGAAGCTCGAGAACCCGCCTCAGCCCTGCCGGCCTCATCCTCTCCGCAAACAACAAGGGAAATCTCCTTGTCAATGTAGTCAATTAGGTTTTTGAAAACTTCTGGAGATCCGGACGGAACCACGAACTCAAGTTCGTAACCCTCCGGCAGGATCATTGCGGTTTCCTGGGAGAGATTGGATAAATGCCCGTAGAGAGTATCCAGTTCTCGAGTACTCGCTGATAGCGGTGCCTTCGCAACAGCTGTCGGCGTCGCGTAACGGTCGCCGAAGAGGACGTAAGACTCGATGGCACGTCGACGAAATTTGACGAGAGGATAAAGAATGCGACCGAGAGCAGAACCGTATGGGTCACCGTTGTGTTGAACGTAGTAGCGATTGACGATAAATTTTCTCTGGGGCAGCTCAACGCCCTCGAACATGCGGTTATACGTGAGGCAACGCATTGTGAAGCCGGTTTCCGCATCTTCGGACTCCTGGAAAACAAAACGGCGTTGATCTCGCATGCGCACGTCAAACGGTATAACTCCTCTCTTGGTTTTCTTCCACATCACCTCACCGACGGAGAAGCCGGCGATCATCGACTCTGCCATGCCCTTGTAGATGTCGTCCAAGGGCATTTCCTCGAGAACCTCTGCCACGAAGTCCCGGACTGCCAGATCTCCGGGTTTGTCGGAATATTGCTGAATGTACCACGGCCTTGAGGTAACTTCCTGCATCAACTTGCTGAAGCAGCCTTGAACTTGCTCGTCGTGAAGCAACCGTTGATAAACAACGAGTGCACGATTTCCTCCTTTTGCCAGCAGAAGGTCGTCATTAGGCCGCACGATGGTGTTCCCCTGCCCTGTGAAGGGGGAAGAACTACCAAACATGTAAATAGACGATAGATTGTAGGGATCACTCGTATAACGAGCAACCTCACCGGTTGGGACTGGTGCTGTCTTAAATCGTTGCGCCATCCAAGTCTCTCGTGCGTTGCCTTACTTGATTAGTTTTACCCGGTTAGCTTGCAAGGGAGAAGTTCAAGGGTGGTTGTGGGCGACCGTTAACAGAGTATTGAATTGCGATTCGATAAATACCGTCATCACCTTGAGTCTTCCAGTCTCCTATTACTGAGAGGTCCGTTAAACCGGGAACATTTTGATATATACTGTATTGAATTGCCGAGTTGATTTGCGCTGGATCAAGAATCTCGAGAACATAGTCCCCGATGCCATAGTCAGCACGCATTACACGCTCGTAATATCGAGTTTCAATTACACTGCGAATTTGCTGTGTCACAATTTCGTACTCACTTGCAACTTGAAGATTTCCTCCTGAAATTTTAAGAGGATACGATAATCCACGTACCCCTGGAGACAGGACAGTAGGATCACTCATCGAATGTATCTCCGGGAGATTTGAAATTCAAGTGCATTTACTCTTTTTCGGACCTCTTCCTTTGAGAGATCACTTTCAATTACTTTACGAATCTCTCTGCGAAGGACGTCGAGATTCAACGATTGGTAATAAGCGGGATCCACAAGATCGCCCTCGTTGTTTTCTCCCGAAAGAAGGGAAGTGCAGAGCACCTCGAGTGAGATGCCCCGCTCTTCCGCTTTTCTTTCAAGTTGAAAAAACAAGGAGTCCGGGATTCGGATGTTTAAGTCCCTGTACATTTGACTCCTTAGTTCAATCATTGACCACCGAGACCTTGGATATCAAGTTCCTGCTGCATCTTGCCAACGGCAACACGAATCAGGTCGATCTGAATACGCTCAAGTGTCGGCACTGGGGTCACAAACACCTTGGCATTCACCACGCCATTCTCGAGATCCTCGGGAAGGTTGATGCGATCGTCACAGATAACCTGGAAGGCATCGCGAGGCTTGGACCCGAACAGAGCACCCCGGACGTACAGCTGGTTCAGAACGCTGTTACCGATGGAGATGATCTGGTTGAACACCACACCAAAGCCATCAATCACGTTGAAGATCTGGCTGTCAAAAGCGCTACGCAGAGAACCGTACACCACGTTGAGGATAACGCGAGTGTTGACGAACTGGTACAGGCGCTGCTGAGCATCCTTCTCGTTCACACGGCAACGGCCACCCCAGATAAACACGGCGGTTTGCGGGTATCCAGGCAGTGTGCGAACCACGTTGCAACCCTTGGGGTTGAGCAGGTTCTGCTGCGAGGAGTTGACGGGCAGTTGAACGCCAACGGCATCAGCCAGCTGGTACTTGACACCGGCAGGTGGGAACTGATATCCCTCAGCACGGTAGCGGCGGAGAGCCACACCGGTCACATAAGGCGACGGAGGAATGAACTGACCGGCACCGTTCTCGATGTAGGGGCCGTAGAAGGCAATGAAGCCGAAGGGGTTGAAGTAACGCTGAGAATCGTCCAGCAGACGGTTCACAGTGTCCACACCAGCTTCGACGAACTCCGCCTGAGGCACACCGTTGAATCCGGCACCACGCAGAGCATCGTTAATCAGCTCAGTCGGGGTAATAGCGTCAAAACGCCAGAGGTTCTTGGGAACGCCTTGCTCAGGGGTGTAAACCAGTTCAACCTGACTACCGTAGCAAGGTTGACCATAAGCAGTCAGATCTCCACCCAGAGCGTCAGCCTTGACGACGACCCAGGCGTAGGAGCTTCCGGAGGCCACGACGGCAATGCGGTCGCCGATCACAACGGTTTGACCGTCGGGGGCAGTACCGGCAACGGTCACGTTGAAGAAGCATCCAACGAGATCCTGGAGCTTCAGGTTGAGCTGAGCAGATGTGGAGCCGAGACCGATGCCTAGGCCGATCAGGGAGTCGACATATCCAGGGGTATTCAGGGAAGCAATGGCTCCAGGAATACTTGTAACCAGGGTTGCCACGTTCAGGGTTGTGGTTCCGTATTGTGCGGCAGGGAGAGTGATGACTTCGGCCAAGGTGTAACCCTGACCAGCAGAGACCACAACTGCACCAGTAACCACACCGGTTGCGACGGTGACTTTAGCCACCAGTCCGGTTCCAGGATTAGCTCCCGTACCAGGAAGTTCGAGGGTGTAATCGCCGTCTGCAAGTGTGACTCCGACGCTTCCGCCAACGGTCAGTGTGGCAACGGGTCCAATTGTACCGGCCACAGAGGTTCCATCCCAGTTGCCGAGCAGGATCGGATCGATCGCAGGCACCATGTAGGACTCAGACTGGAAGTACTGGTCGACAGTGGGAACGCAGAAAGCGTTCGTGATGGCAGCGACCGGGGTCGGATCTGGAGCGACCAGATTCAGTTTCCGCAGCAGGTCACACTTGGTGGAGGAGCTCAGGTCTTCGCCGTAGGAGCTGACTTGATCCTCACCCAGGATCACCGAAGAGTTACCGAAGTAGATGGAGCTGAAGGGGTTTCCAGCAACTTCCACGCCGGTAGGGGTCGCAGAAGAGTCCAGAGCCTGGCTCCAGATGCTGTTGCTGTCAAAGGCGTACTTGCGAGCACGAATCACGGGCAGAGTCAGAAGCTCAACCGGATTGATGTCGGTCGTACCACGTCCCAGAACCTGAGTGTACAGGATGGATGGGGTCTTGCTGATGTCGGTTCCAGGAACAATACCGTTAGGGAGGGAGATAAAGTTCGAGGTGCTGAAGTTAGCAAGGGAGTTCGACAGAACAAACTGATCAGCCGAGATGACCTTCACCCAGTAGGGGGAACTGGACAGTTTGTTTGTGGCCGTAACGACGGTCGAAGTCGTTCCCGAAACAGTCGCAGTGATGGAGCGGGTGAAGAACACACGCTGACCGGTGCGAAGTCCGTGGGACAGACAGGTGAACAAGGTGCTTCCATCGGGAACACCAACAACGCCTAGCGAGTCAGTAATCTGAGTGGAGGGATCCAGGAATGTCCGGCTCACCCAGTTCAGAATGTAAGTAGTGGTCGGGTCCTGAAGTGTTGCAGGGAGGTGAAGTGTGTTCACGCCCACAGCAGCGCCGGAGATGTTCTGAATGAGGTCAGAAGTTTGACCATTGATCTCCTGAGGCAGATCCCAGTAAGGATCAGCGTAGGCGATGAGGGCAGTGTCTCCGGTCGGAGCGGCGATAAACACAGCTCCAGTCGGAGGTGTAGACAGGAAGTCAGTTCCACCCGCCAGAACCACTGCGTTATAGATGTTCGAAGCATCCGAAGCGGTGGTGGCCAGAAGAACACGATTGAAGGAATACTCACCGTCAATCGACAGATTCTTGGGAGCGGCAATGACGTAAACTTCGGTGCCGCTGAGGTTGAGGCCAGTGGCGCCACCCTGAACGTCAACGTTGGTGAAGTCGTTGCCTACGCCAGCACCGGTGAGGGTCACCTGTTGGATAGGCAGAGTAACAGGCCAGTACTGATCGTTGTTAAGCTCAAAAACGCCCTTGACAGCGTCGGGGACAGCGTTGATGGTGTACTTGCTGTCGTCCAGCAGTCCCACTTTCACGCCGTCGGCAACCAAATTGGCCGACTCATTGACAGCGATTGCGGCAGACTCGCCAAAGACGATGGTTTGATGCGAGAGACGATTGTAGTTGACGTTGTTACCGATCCACTTGTAGATCGCATTGTCAACCAGGTAGCGACCACCTTCAACAAAGTCCTCAGCAGCCTTGTGAGGCACAAACTCAGAGTACTCGTTAATGTCGGTCACCAGGAACGGACCAGCATCAGCGAGGGCCATCCATTTGAAGTTGTTGCTTGCGCAATGCGCAGCAGCAGCAGCGCCCACTTCGGCGCGACCCGCAGCGTCAAACTGAGCATAGGCGGTCGGAGTGATCAGGTATCCCTGATCCTGTTGACCGTCAAAAGCGGTTTGAATGCACTGGGTGTAGTCGTCGGGCACACGAACCAGGTTCACGCCACCGCCGACAATGTTCTGAACGTCATAACCGTTCTGCATAAGAACGGGGTTGGCGCCCACAGGAAGAACCTGGGTCACAACCGAGACTTCAGCATTGAAAGTGGTGCTTGCGATAGTGACGAAGCTGTTCTGGGAGTTAGCACCAGGGTTCAGATCGTTCACCAGTCCGCTCTGACGAACGTACACGGAAGCGTTGATCGAAGGGTTGCTTTCGATAGCGGCGGCAACAGCAGTGCTGATTGCAGCAGAGATGAGACGGTTGTTAGCCTCGTCGCCAGCCACATAGGTGACGGGGATGGTCACGGGGACGCCCAGCCACTCACCGTCGGCGGTGTATCCGGTTGAGCCGTCACCGGCAACCAGCTTTTGACCGTTGATCAGGATCTGAACGTAAACCTTGTCGCCAGCCATCAGAGCAGAGGGCAGACCAGTGGTGCTGATCTTGGTGGCGGAAGGGAAGAACTCGATCTCAACGATGGCGTCGGGGGTACCCACACGAACCACACGCAGATCGCCAATTTGAGCGTTCTGG